CGCGACTGTGCCTGTGCCAGCCAGGACCGCCGACCCACCGTACAGCGTGAGCTTTGTAGACACTCCCGCATCTTCGGCAGTTTTGAACTTACCGTTGTAGACTTTTACCGTTGCGGGGGTTTCACGGGTTTCAACCTCACCGCCGGAGATATCCACGTTTGTTACTGATGTCAGGTTTGAGCCGAGGACGCTAACACCACCAGATACACGGACATTGGTTACAGAGCCTGTTTGCCCTGTCTGCACGCAATACCCAACCCTGCCATTGGACACCGTCAGCGTCGACACTGTGCCCTCCAGATTGACGCCATAAGAACCATTGGCCGATGCACCACTGTTAGAGACGACTACCGGAATGCCGGTCGACCCGAGCTTGATCCAGATAATTCCCCCACCGTGATACTCAAACTTCGATGGGTCAGCAATCAGCGGGCTAGTGAATGAACCGATTGTGGCCGTATAGCCGGCCTCAACTACGACGGATGAAAATGCGGTTGTTCCCTGATTCACATTCGTTGTGCAGTCATTGTTGTAGGTGCTCGTAAAGACGACGGTGTCCCCTGCACCTGGCACAGCGCCAGATGACCAGTTGCTCGTCGTATCAAAATCCGTTGGACTGGTGCTGTCTGTTCCAAGCCAGGTGATTGCAGCCATGATTTCCCCTTTTTATTTATTTTATTTCTGTAGTTTCGTTTCGATGTTTCCAGATAATGCCTGCGGCATTATTTCTTTTCGACTGCTTCCCATTTTCCTATGGGACAGCGTTCGGATGCCCACTCGAGCTTGTTCGGCCAGCCGGCCAGCCGGCATCCACACTGTAAGCATTTGTCTTCTCGATTAAACTCACACTCGCCACAAATCCGTTTACGACGAAGCAGTTCGTCTTTTGGTGTTGTTCCTAAACCTGTCACGACGTGTTTAAATGCAGATCTGGCAAACGTGTTGGCTCGCCTCCAGAATCCTGGCATCTCGTCATTACTGCGGTAGGTCACATTTCCGCAAAAACAGTACAGCGGATAGTCGTCATTTGCCATCGGGACAATCAGTCCGCAGACACACTGGCACAGGTGTTTATCCGACATCGACACCTCCAATGTCCGCACCTGCACCGGCTGTAGCCGCCGGTCTTGCGAACGTCGTGTTGGACAGTGCTGTGAGTGACACACTCCCCCCAAAACGCCAGCGTGAATGGCTGTTCACTTCTCCATCAACGCTCATTTCAAACAGCGGTATTTGCAGATCTGCGACACTCAGACAGTCGATATCCGTGGCGATAGGCAGGTTAAACACGCAATACTGACTTTCTGCCGTATCCTGATTCTTTTCAACGCAAGGTCGCTGTGCCGTGAGTGTCATGGCAACGGTGATACCACGCGGAATAGCGAGAGGGTCGTTCACCATGATCCAGCGTGCGCCGAGCTTCACGCGTTTCATTCGCCTTAGCAGAAAACCGCCACCAAAGTACAAGCTCAGTGATAGGCTCGTTGTTTGGAGCGGGGGATCAACTATCGTCTTACATACTTTTGGTGGGCCGGCAGCGTGTGTTTCTGTACAGGCAGCACAGTTGCCATTTGGTGCGTTACCAGGGCCGCACATAGCACAGATGTACTGCGTGCCGGCTGTGTTGCAAGCATCAATAGATGTCGACCCTGAACACACGACACCTCCGTCGCCCTGTAGCATCCCTCGGTGACCGGCGATTAAGCGTATTGTATGCGTGCCGTTAATTCGGTCTGCACACGCGGTGTTTGTGGCATCGGTGAAGTCACTGCACTTTACCGCAAAAATTTCTGCCATTTGGTCATCAATGCAGGCGATACACTCTGCTTGTGGCTGGCACGTTTGACATGCCTGACTATAGGTACTCAGACCGCGCACATAGCGTGTGATCACAGCGTTTTCGCCAGCCGCTGAACCGTAGATCTTCGTTGTTAAATCAGTAAACACCATCAGACCTGCCACCCCTCCGTGATGCTTTTGATGTAAGCGACTGTACGCCAGTAGATTCCTTCAGGGTCTGTCGTTGACTTGTACAGATACGGCATCACACAGTAACCCATCGTGTAACTGTGGCCGTCTTTGACTAGATGATTCGGGTCAGTCACCTCACTTCCGGCGTCACTGAATTTGATATAGCAGCCATCTCCATCAGCATCACCACATTTGATCTGATAACCGTGGGTAACAACGACCCCTTCGCTCACCGTCACATCGATTTCCGAGTAGAGTCCGAAGGTATCCGTGTTTGTGTCGCTTGTGTCGCCTGTGGGACGGGAGCTTTGACCAAACCCAGAGCCGCTGTCGCTAATGGTGGTGGTCGTGCTACTGCCTCGATAGGGCTTTACGGTGGCCGTCCCGCTGGACGGGAGACACGATCCTGTCGCGGAGTAGGTAATGTTTCCTGTTACGCTACTGGCAGTTGTCGTACCACAAAACCCTGCTTGCGATCCGATCTGCACGTCCTTTTCAACATCAGTGCGATTTTTTGTATCAACGAACATCATCTCTGCTGTTTGTTCGTCACACTGGGTTTCGACACATGAGTCACATGTTTCTTTTCCACTCTCTGCATCGTTGTAGCGAAACGAAATCGATTTAATCGCTTTTCCGTCGGAGACATTAAGTGCGACTTTGTCACCCGCGTAGGTATAGCCGCTGCCGTAAGCCGTTGTCCCTATTACCTGATCAGGTTTATTCTCGCTACCGCCAGCCGAAGCAATGATATTTACACGCGTGGAATCTCCCGGCCACACTTTCTGGCATATTCGCCAGGTTAGTTGGTCACCTACGGCAAGCTGTCCACGCAGGTTAATCGACCCTTCAATACCAAAGCTGCTCTCATTGGTAGTCGGACTCAGCAGGTTACTCGTCGTAATGAAATCACTATCGATAAACGATTGATACCCGTCAGCTCGCGACTCCGGCGTGTAATAACAGTCAGTGCAGTCACTATCTCGAAACACACAGCGGTTTGCTTCATCGGTCGTTGAATTGAAGTTGGTCAACAATTCCGTTTGATAGTTGTCGGTATCCTTCTCCCACTCGCCAACGAAGATGAAGTTCTCATTGCCGGCCATCGCTGTGACTTCGAGTTTATGACTGGATCGTCCGGTAAGACCGTCATCGGTCACACCCCACATGTAATTAGCTGAAGAGCCTGCTGCGGTCGGTGTTGCGTAGCTTGTTCCGAGCCTCCGCACGGCAAAGGTGGTGATGCCTTGCCAAGACGGAGCATAGTGGCTTGAATCACTTTGGGACGGGCCGTATAGAAACAGCACGGTTACTTCATCACCGTCAACGTCGTCAACGTAGTAGTAATACTTTTCGTAATCGAGCTGGGATTCCCCAGAGATTGTATCGCCGGCCTGGCAACTCGTGGCACTGGCGGTCATCGTCACCACCCAGCCATCTGTGGTAGCGGTTTCGCTCGAATAGGTGAGCGTCTCAAGCGACGTGCGGATAAAGTCGTCTTGGAAAATCAGACAGCCAGTATTCTCGCAGCACCCCATTTTAGCATTGCACCTCGATCAGTTCCCATCGACCCTGTGCGTCGTTGTAGGTGATAAATGCATTATCGTTGTCATTTCCTGAGAGATTCAGGGTGTTGTAGGCAGTGAGGCTCGAAGCAGTGGTGGTAATCCCATCGAGCGGTATCAGCGTGTCCACGCTCACTGACGCATCGCTGGTGGTCAGTGCTTCGGCAAGTTCGCAGCGGTAATTATTGGCAAACTCCGGCGGGAATAGTCCGGCTTGGACAATACACCATTGCTCTCCGAGTAGCGTTGGCTTTGCCACGATTCTTGCCCCTGCTCGGCCATTGGCTGCGCCTTTAAACAGTCCATGCATGCCCACACCGTCGTGTGCAACCGCGACGGAGTCGTCACCGCTTTGGAGATCCACACGGGCGTATGCGAGTCCTGACACAATCACATCGCCAACACCACCGGCACGGATCGTGTTTTTTGTTACTGCCAGGTTTGTGGGGAAATTATCCACCGCATCTGTGGCTGTATTTAAATATGCGGCGGTGCAGGCGACTGCCATCTGACTGCGAAACTTGCCCACCGCGTGCGAGTGTCCCTGCCCAGCATCGTTAAGCGGAGTGGTGATAGCCACGGCGCTACCTGGTGCGAGTGTGGCCGAGTCGTTTCTCGCTTTCAACATCACTGGCGATGAGGCCACGGTAACCGATGGGCTTCCTTCCACACGGACTTTAGAGCCACGCACAATGTTCGTTGCTTCGATGATTTCATCAACGTCGCGTTTAGATATTGAGAAAATTGATCGGTTTTGAAGCGGCTGTGGCACGATTAAAATCCTAAATCCTGTCCGCGATCTGCGCCCACGAGTTCGATAGGCAAACCGAGCTTATTAAAGTCTGCGCGCGGGTAAATTCTTTCTACATAGGCTGCTCTGGGACGGGTGACCACGTTTTTCTTCTCGTCTTCATGGTTTTCATAACTAATCCACATATAGTCATGTCCAGGTTTTTCAACCGCCGTACCGACAACGTCGATTGTTCGATTGGCTGAACATTCAAACTGATATGTAACGGCGATTAGGCTGTCGTTGTATTGTCCGGTTGCACCTTTAAAGAGCACCTCACCAGATGCGAAACCACGGAAGACGCTGTCATTGACTGTACCAGTGACTTCCATGATGTTTCTGACAAATCCGGCCGCGACAATCGCCGGCGAATATTTGTGCGTTTCGGTGAATATCAGCGATGGAATCGTCACGTCCACGCCTTTCACATCGTCGCCATCCACATTGATGCCGCCTTGGAAATCTAGAGCTTCTAGGCCGGCAACCAGTTCGTAACTTGCTACCGTCTCAAGCGAGTGGTTGATGTGTGTTGTGCCGCCAAGGGTATTAAAGTTGAAAGTGCTATGCAGCCTTTCAAACTCTCGGTTGTTATAAGACACCGTTGCCTCAAAGACCTTGTAGTCGATTGGAACGGTCTTAATTTCACCGACAGGCAGACCTTCATAAAACGCTGGTGCAGTTGCCATTAGGTTACTTCGAGCTGCCGCATCGTCGGACGTTCCGACAATCCTGTATTTTTTTTCAAATACGCCATGTCGCGGAGTCTGTGTCGAACTTCCAGATCCTATAATTTCGATGACATCTATTGCCATTTACAAATCTCCTGTCATTGTTTCTAGAAATTGCTTTACGCCGGACAACGTCTCCGCAGCTTTTTCATTGGCTTTCGTATTGCGTTCTTCGAGATTTTCAAACGCGTTTGTTCCAGCCTCAAGTCCTAAACGAATTGCTGCGGCATAGTTCAGTGCCCCACGGACTCCGGCGATGGCGTCTTCGATTTTCTTGTTATCGTCAATCTCTGGCAGGGCAAGCGCGGCGAGCCTCTCCTCTTCTGCTTTCTCTGCCTTATATTCTTCCCACTCAGATGTCGCCTGGGCGGTGAGCTTCTCTAACTGAGCGCGTTTCTTGTCGATGGCATCCTCTCGGGTGCGGATTTCTGATTCGAGCTGACGGGTCAGTTCGTCGTTAACTTGTTTGCCGAACTTCTCTAAATCGGAAATGCTTTTACTGTATGCGTTGTTTATAGTTGCCCTTTCGTTATCGTAAAACTCGCTCAGCCTCTCCTGACGAGACTTGTTTATGTAGGCTTCCTCTTCCTCGGTAAGCTGAAATTCGTTCAACCTCATCGATACGTTTGGATCTGATCCTAAAAACTCTCTTTCTCCCTCGCTAAGTATCGAATCCCTTAACCGCTTCTTCTCCATAATCCTGTCATACTCCGGCGTGTCCGGCTGCAATGGGTTTACGTCGTCTAGAAGTTCCCGAATATGACTCCATCCTTCACTCACCCACTGCCCTGCTTTTTTATCCTGTACCTGCACCCACGTCCAAAAATCAAACAGGCCTTTGGCTAGTTCGTTTGTCCATGTTGTCCAGGCGTTCTTTATACCTTTCATCATCTCAGTAAAGACCAGCTCCACGCCGGCGGTTAGGATTTCCGCTGCGAGTTTAATGTTGCCGGTTTGCAGGGCGGCGGTAATGCCTTCGACCATCTGGCCGGCATCATGTTTCGCCTTTTTAAACGAATTGACCAGGCTATCGCCAAACAGCTTGACCAATTCGGAGGCCAACAGTACTACCGCCCCGAGTCCAGCAGCCATACCCAACAAGGCAGGACTGGTGACAACTGCGAACGCCGCCAGCATAGCCTTTTTCAGCAACTTCCATGACAGGATAAACGACTTCATTACTCCGGTTATGAGCAACTTGATTGCGGTGAATGCGAACGAAAACCCACTTAATGCAAATGTTAAACCTTTGATAGCTACGCCGACAGTGAGTAGTCCACCCACAATACCGACTAAGGATATGAACAATGCGCCGTTCGCTTTAATCCAGGGAAGAATAGCCTCAAGTACGACATTTATTCCCTTCATGACTTTAGTGACCATCGGTTCGATGGCTTCACCAATGGTTGTGAATACAGAAACAACTGATTGCTTGAGTTGATTCCATTGAAAAGAAGCAGTCTCGGCCATTTTCTTAAACGCCTCTTCGGCCGCACCGGCTCGGTTCATCATATAACCGAGATCCTGTTCAAATCCTTCGGTATTAGCAGTGAGCGTCAAAGCGGCAGCCGCTGCCCGCACATTCGGGAACAGCTTGGCCTGCGTCTCGGTATCCAGTTTTGAGATACGTTTGAGAAAGCCGAGCACACCGCCCCACGTTTTAAGTATTCTGGTGTTCATCTCCTTTCCGAAAATTTTTGCGAACAGCTTAGCTGATTCTTTCGTTGGACGGATAATACTGCCAATAAACTGACGCGTAGCCGTGACCGCAATCTCAGGCTGAAGACCGGCACGCGTTGTTGTGGCGAGCATTGCACCGAGTTCGGTCAGTTCGATTCCGGCTAGCGCGGCAAACGAAGTGGTTTTTCCGATAAACTGTGCAAGGTCATTAAACTGCAACTTACCTCGCTTGACGGTGGTAAACAGTACGTCCGCGACATCGTTAGCTTCGCTGGCCTCCATGCCGAAACTGTTTAAGATCGTCGTGATGGCATCGACCGCCGTCGCCGTGTCGGTTAGCCCTCCGACCGCTGCCTTGGCCGATACGCTTAGTACCGCCAGTGCATCCGCTGGGGCAATGGCTGCTGAGAGAATGTCATAAAGACCGCGTGCGACACTCTCGGTTGAGTCACCGAATTCGCGACTCATATCGAGAACTGCATCGCTAAACCGCTGCATGTGCTGCTCCGGTTTATCAAGCATGGTCGACACTTCGGCCATCTGCTTTTCAAAACCTGCATACGCTACTGTGGCTGCAATAAACGGTGTCGCAAACATCGCTCCGGTTGCGAGCATGCGGTTGGCGACGTTGTTCATCCTTGCAGAGAAGCGTGCGAGTTTACGCTCGACAGCGTGCATCCCTGTTGTCACTTTGTCGCGTAACGTCAACTCGACATATGCACCACCGGCACGAACAGTGGACGGATTGGATGGCGATTGCCTCATTTAACTGACTCCTGTGCACGCGCCAAGATGGTATCTTTTAAACCCTGATTAAGCCGGCTTTTTGCGAGTAGCTTCGGCAAGGTCACGCTGATCACCTGTGAAAACGCCGGACGCATATACGGTCGTGCCTTGTAGCGAACAACCATTCTGCGGCGATGTTTCGGCCCAATGATGAGTCTGCCCTTATCATCTTTTTTCCAGTTCTGGTTCATCACTTGTGAACCACCGTATTCAAGCAGTGCCGCAATGTTTCTGGTCTGTGGTAGTGGGCCAATAGAAACTGATAGGCTGTTCATATCGACTCCGAAGCTGATCGCTTTACGCAGCACCGGATTAACATGTGCAAACGGCGGGTCGCCCTCTTCGCTATACGCCCAGCGTTTGTAGACTTGGCCGTTCCACCAGATGAGCTTTGGATCAGGCTTTCGCTTTCGGCGGTATCTCTGATTACGTTTAGCGGTGGTGTGAACACTGCCACCAAACTTAAACAGCAGCATCTCATATTTCCTGTCGAGCTGTCGGACGGCACGATCCTGCTTAAACACGACCTTATCCATTTTCATCGACAGGCCACGGCCGGCTCTGCGGGCTGTGTTAATGCTGCGTGCAGTGTTACGCACCACAAAACGACTCGCAGTGCTGTGGGAAAACGACGAGCCTGACAGACGCTTTAGTTCTTCATGGATATTACCCATCTGGATCGCCTCTGAGCAGCATTTTTAGGTTAGTGATTTCACCTTCGGCATCAGGTTTCCTTCGCTCATTTTTTCGATACGGATGAAAATCAATAGCCGTCATCTTGCGGGCATGTTTGGCCGAATTGATATTGACCAGCAGTGCCATCAGACTCGCTGTTTGATCCCAATTACTAAGCTCTCTAGCTTCGCGCATTTGCGAAAGCTCCCGCAGCGTAAACCGCCACGGTTCTACTCCGCAGATTCCTGCACAAGTCCAGATGAGTTTCCAGGCGTCTTCTGCGAGATGTTCGCCAGTGCCTCGTCGTACTGCGCTTCCATCACCGCTTCCAGATCCTCGCTCATCACCTTGGCTATCGCCTCGGTCTGCTTGTCCCTGGCTAGCGTGTAACCGATTTTCCAAGTCTCCCGCAACAGCTCGCCCTGCTTTGGGTTCGGGGAAAAATCCGCAAGACTTTCAACGAGTGCAACGATTGCCTGCTCGACGACCTCACCGGCCAGCGATCTGCCGAAGTCCTCATCCGAAAGCCCTCGTTCCTCGGCCTGGTCTTTACAGATCAGGTACAGGATGTCGATAGATCGGATCAGGTCACCGGCAATCTCGCTTACCGTTTCCATCACATTTGGGTTCACCAGGTCAACGCCCAGTTCATCACGGACGCGTTTACAGGCCAGCACATTAATTTGTACTGTCCACTTGCGTCCTTCCGTATCTTTAAAACTTGCCATGTTGTTTATCGCCCTTTCGTTTTAATTCATTAGCTGATGGTTACCCAATCAGGTGCAGTGGAGCTGTAAGCCGTTTCAATCGTGACATCAACGGTCATTGCTTCTTCAAGTCCTTCGTTAATCGTAAAACCTGTGATCGTGAAGTCCGCTTCGAGTCCCTGCGTGCCGGATGTTGTACGATCACCGTCGTAGATACCGAATTTAATATCCGTATCATTCAGGAAACCGTCTTTGACAGCGGTGAAGTTTGCATCTGCGGTATCGTAGACCATCGTGAAACTAACGCTGCCGTTTTTGAGTGTCGCAACACTCTGACGCCAGCCATTACCGCCTCGGGTAGTGACATCTGCCGTTGTGCGATCCAAGTTCAGGGTAACATCACGAACATTTGAAAATTCGTACCAGGTGCTGGACGCTTCGCGGTACATTTTCGCATTAAGGCCAAGTACATAAGCCATTTTCCTACCTCACTTTCAAGTAGTTGAGTTGCACGACTTGTAAAAACTCGTGGTTCTCATTTAATAATTCGATGTCGAACACCGGCTCGATGGTTGCTCCGAGGTACGCAGCGCCTGCCATCGTCTGACGGTCGAGGCTCTCCACTACTTCTTCTGCAAATTTCAGCGAGCTTGAAATGTCCGGGTCTTCGGCCGGCGTAACCGGAATCCGAATCACCATCGCCAGCGTAAAAACGTGTTGGTTTTCACCGCGTGCGATGACGGTTAACTGTTCAGCCGTTGGGTAAATCGTGATCTCAGCACTCGATAGCTCTTCACGCTCAAAGTCAGGCAGATAGGTTCTGCTAACAGAGAACGTCTGGGAGAGCGATTGAGCTGTCAGGTGCGTAACGGCCGCGTCAACAACCTGGGTGAGCTGCGAGTTTGACACTAAGCAGTCTCCCGAGTGTGAACACGAAGCACCTGGTGGTAAGGGTCGCAATAACGGAAAACGCGATCACCGGCGGCCGGCGTCACTGGACGTGTGGTTTCCACGCCGCCGACCGTCTCGGTAATCACATCTCCACGCTCAGGCAGCACGGGTGTACCGCCAATGACAAGATCAGCAGCCGGAAACATAAAGTCCCGGCTAATTGAACTTTCCATGTACCCTTCACCGTCACTTCTGACGAAATTCGTTTCACCAGGCACGGCTCGTACCAAAACACTTCTCTCGCCGCGCGTGTAGCGTATCTCTACGCCGGCGGCGGTCTGAAGCGTTTTAAAGTTCGAGCTGATGTGCGTGGCTAGTGACATTTAGCTAATCAGTGCCTCAGTTGATGAGATCTGATCAGTGAGGATAATCGGCACGCCGAAAGCCTCTGCCGGAAACGGCGCGGGCGTCCCTGTAGCATTCGTGGAAGTCCGCGAATTCTGCAGTTGGAACAAAGAGCGACGATTCATCGCCAGCATGTTCGGCCCACGGCCGGCTGGGAATTTGCTCAGTGCTTCAGCGATCAGTGCATCGGTCAAACCTTTACCGGAATCTTCGGTAATGTTTGCGATACGACCGGCAGAGTAGCTGCTACCGTAGATCAAACCACAGTAACCGGTGACGGCAGTGTAGTAGCTAGGGTACGTACCGGCGCTTGAACCGCTGGTTCGCACGATGGTCGTATCCTTGGCTTCGATCACGCCTTCATTGCCCCAGGCAACCTGTGTATCGTTGAATCCACTGCGGATGAGATATACAGACGATCCTGTGTCAGCGGTTGTACCGCCGGCTGAGATGACGGTGGTGTCAGCAACAGCATCAAGTTCATCAGAAAGTGATGCAAAGCCGTTTGAGCCGTTATCACCGTTAATGAGTTCGTCTTCGATTTTTGCCATCATGGCCTGCATGTGATTTCTCATTTGCAGTGCGATAAAAGCAGCAGCGCCAAGGCGATAACCTTCAGCGGCAGCAATATCGATATTAAAACTCGCATCGGCAATGGCGAGATCAACGCTGACCTGGCTATATGTAGCCACGTCATTGTCCACGCCATCATTGAGTGCTCTGAAGCCAACTGACGGATCAGCGGTCTTCTTCATGTACTTGAGTTGCGTACCTGGCACGCTAAATGCGCTCAGGGCAGCAAGAACCGGAGCGTCGTTAAGCACGTCGCTTACATCAAATTCAAGGTCTGATTCGTTGAACTGAATCAGTTGTGCACTTGTATAATAATCGTCAGCCATTTTTAAAGTTCCTTATCGGGAGGGAAGGGTGTTTCTAACGGGATTTGGTTTCGAGCTGTTTTTCAATCCGGCCAGCCAGGTGGGCTACCAGATCATTTGAAACGCCGTTTTTCTTGAAGCGTTCTGCACGGTCACGTGCATCACGAACCTCGGCATCTTCAGCAGCAGAAAACGCAAGGGGCTTCGACTCAGCGTCAGCGGTCACAGCCTGACGAAGTTTTTCGTTTTCATCGGTCAGCTCGGCAACTAGCTCAGTCATTTCAGCGAGGCTCAGTGCGTAGCATTCAGCAATCGATTTGCCGTCGATGAACCACACAGCTCCGATCTCACCAAACAGCTCGATATACCGGCGTCCGTCATCAGCACTCAGTGCGGCAGCTTCCAGAGCCGGCTCTGCGGCTTCGATGTCCTGCTCGGTGGCGTCATCACTTTCACAGACCTCATCGACCTGCTGCTCATCGGCCTGAGCTTCCTCGGCAGCGTCTGTTTCCAGCTCATCTACCGTCTCAAGTTCGCTTTGAGCGACTTCCTGAAGTTCTTCGTTTGTGTTTTGGTCGTCAGACATATTTGTCTCCTTGAGATTAATAACGCGTTCACCTTGATTTGTTAAAACGATAGAGTCGGTGTTTTCGTCTGCTCCGTAGGGGGTCACGGCAACACCGCGCAGTGGCCACTGCCTGATCACCGTCGCATCTCCGGTGAACTTGCGGTTGTTGACCGTGAACTCGCCCTCTGTGGAAATCCGCTCAACGGAGATACCGTCACCGCCGAAATTGATCGATGCCTGCCACGGAATACCGGCACGGCTTTTTTTTGCGACCTCTGCAGCGCGGTCATCGTCACTAAAGCTGACAAGTTTGCCGCGAGCCACGAGTCCTTCTTTTTCGACCTGGAATGAATCGAGGTATCCGATTACCTCTCCAACGTCGTGATTAAAATCGATTGGAATTTTCTCGGCCACACGCATGCCGTCCATGTCGTGAATCGTCTGGTTGCCCCAGTACCAGTGTTCGATTGATCCACTGCTACGTGCCAGCAGCCGCACGTCGTAGAGCGTTGCTGCACTACTCTCGTCGGCACTCTCTGTAATTTCGATGTCGCTCGTTGCGAGCGTAAACGCCTTTTCAGGTACGTTTTGTTGTTCCATTTGGTTAGTCCTCATCCGTTTCAAGTGCTTCGCGTGCTGCTTCACGCTGTAGAATTTCATCGCTAATGGGGGTCACGATTCCACTGGAATCCATTGCCACACCATGCTCGTTCATGTAGGCCTGCTCGTCGGCTAGCGTGTCGACGATGTCTTTGAAGTTTTTACCGTGACGTTCACGAACGATTTGTGTGCGTGTTTTCAAACCGGCGTTGATGGCAGCAATATCAGCGGTGATTTCCTGCATCGGATTCCACCAAGGTGTGCCGTCGCTGATCCAGCTCCAGCGCAGACTACCGACGTTCATGCCGCGAGGCAGACGCAGCGTGCCATCGGCCACAAACAACCGCAGCCGCCAGGCGGTTATTTTGTCGAGCATATCTGCCAGGTCTTTTCGTTTACGCTTAGCCGCTTTTTCGTAATGAATGAAAGCTGACCGTGATCCAAAGAAGTTGGTGAAGTCTTCGCTGAAAAATGAATAAGGCAGATCGAGACTTTTAAGTGCGATCCCGATCATCTGCTGAGTAAACGTCTGGAATTCGTTCGACGGATTCTTACTTTCAATAATCTCAGCTTTGTCGCCTGGATCGAGATCGAGCATGACCGGCCCTTTACCGAAATCGACCTTATAGCCAGTGCCGTCTCCATCGGCCGTCACATCGCCCCAGGCTTCAGAGCCTTCGCGTGATAGTACAAGCCCAAACATCTGAGAGATCTTGAGCTTGGCTAGCGCATAATCAAAACCTTCGTAGAGATCGCGGTAGGTGTTAATCGCACTAGCCAGTGGCGATACCCCGCGTACCTGATCAAACCGCTCAAAATATGCCAGTTGCAGGACCGAGCGAGCGTTGACGGTCCGCTGAAACTGGTAACCACCTGAACCGTCGCGACCCCAGACACCAACGCGTACTGTTTTGCCGGCTCGGTTGAGTTTTAAACCATGTACCCATGTATCTTTTTGTGAGATCTTGTCAGGATTTCGGACACGGTCACTTTCAATTGGCTGAAGATGTCCACTTTTCATCTTCACTAAGAAGATATCGCCATCCACGGTGCGTCGTTCCTCGGCCAGCCGCATGAGCCTGGCGAGTGAATGCCGGCCAGTGACATCACAGTTTTCCGGCCTGGAATACCACTCGACGATTGACTGTAGCTCACGATCAAGACCCGTATCGCCGGTATCCGGCTCAAAGGTAAAACGCGTGACATAATCCAGATGCCTGCGAATTGCCCACGCGCAGATTGAAAAGTTCTGCTGCAGATCTCTCGCGTTACTGACCAGTTGCTTTCTTCGCGTTGGCGAGAGAATCTGATCAACGCTTTTAAGTCGCGACGACGGGGATCGACGTTTTTGACTTGATACGCTCGCGTCGTAACTCAAGTTTGTTTCACGGGCCATCGGAGAGATCCACATTCAAGGAAAGCGGCTGCGTGTTGTTTTCTCTCGCGACAACTTTCTGCCAGTATCTGAGTTCGCGCAGCATTTCACTGCGGTTCGTTTCGACGCTTACGCCGTCGACAGTCGTTGAGCGAACGCCGCCAGACCCTGCAAGTACTTCGCCCTGCAGTTTGGCAACCATCTGTTCAGCAAAACTTGGAGAGCTTTGCGCAGCATCACTTCGGGTAACATTTGTAGGCATAGAGCCTATTTTGAGAAATCAGCGCGTTCACTCCGGCATCAGAAAATGCCAAAGGAATTATTATTTTTCAGGTACTTTAGAAAGCTGCCTGAGCATCGCGGTGTAAGCATCGCGTGCCTGTTTAGAATTAAACCAGATCGGTTTGCCGTCCGGTTTTTTGGCCTCGTATCCTACCTCTGTCGCGGTGTCTTTAGTCTTGTCATGCATAGGTCTGTTCGCATCATCGTGGTCTGATTACATCTGTTCTAAGCTCTGTAGGTGTGGTCGTCAAACTTATCTCTATATTATCGTCCATTTTCTACAAGCGCTTTTAGTGTTATTTGCGCCACAAACTCGCTCAGTTGTAGCGGTTTCTATCATGCACCCGCCGTGTGACACGTTTGGTCACAGACTGGCGAAAAATATTATTAAACCCATGTCGGTCGCTATCTTTATTGGTGCAAAACGACGGTAGATGGGGCGCAAAAATACCAGAAATAGAGCGTTTGTCTCGCGCGGAGTGGCGCAAAATGCCGAAATTAGTTGCGTAGATACAGAGGGGGCAAAAATAGCAGAAATAGAGCGTTTGTCTCGCGCGGAGTGGCGCAAAATACCGAAATTAGTTGCGCAGATACAGAGGGGGCAAAAATACCAGAAATAGACCCGTTAC